CAACCAACCTAACCATTCGTCTATAAACACCTTGATCCTCCCATGTATTTGTTTCTAATCTAAATCCATATGGACTTTCAGCTGACGTTGGGTTTCCAAAATTAAACAAAGTTCCTCTGCCTGTTTTTCCAACAAACCTAACCCACATCGTTATGGTAAAACCTTCCATTAAAAATGATGGGCCAACATTATTATTTACAGTAACTTCTTTTTGAAACTCAAGCATTTGATTTGGATTTCTTAATATAATGGCTTGATTTGGTTTTCTTATTTTTAAGAATCCACTTGATTTATTTTCATATTCAGGTCGTTGATCTGGAATGACTTGAACGACATTATCAACGTCACCTAAATAAGTGTTGAGTTTATTTCGCATTGACTCAATCGTTTTGCCTTGATTATTAGTATTAGCGTGAGTGTTTAATCGAGTTATAGAATCAGTAGATTTTATAGTACCTGTACTTGCTCTACCTTGTCTGTCCAGTAAATCCGCTTGTGGTTGTATATACTCACCTACACCATCGTTGTCAACATCTTGTATTGCTGGTGCTTGACCAATCAAATCATTGAACTCATTAAAGAACTTATTAATTTGATCTTGTCTTGTAGTTTGAGTTGGAAGTAATTCAAATATATTTGTATCCAATACTTCACGTGCTTTTTCTGGATTTATTTTAGTACCAGTTTTTACTGTCGTTAATTGACTTAAATTCAATACATTTATGAAATATCTTCTATGTTCTGTATAAGCCATTAGGCAAAGCCTCCTTGTTGTTCTTCACCAACATCCTCAGGATTTGTAGATGCCTCTATAAGTTCATCAGAAGATTCATGAGTCGTTTCCTTTACCCGTCTATACATTATTGCCTCCTCAGCAATAACGACATCAATTGTAGTTTGATTGACTTTAGTATATCTCATTACATGTTGTTGTAATTTCCAATATTCAAATTGGGGCTTGGGTGGAAATTCTTCATTATTATAATCTATTTCAGGTAACGATATGATTGCAAATTTTCCTTCTAGATTAGTAATAGAATTATCATAAATATCTTGACATATTTGTTCAAAATTATGACCTTGTAAATCTTCTCTATTCTCTAATGTATTCCTATCCTTTTTATAAAATACTAATGGTTCGGATTCGGTTCTACCAGTTTGTTTTTTGCCATCACGAATGGTTGTCTGTAAAGACAATACTTGCTCATCCGTTAATGTGTTCTTCGAAAACCAAAGTTTATAAAATAAATCACTTACTACTTCTCTAACTCCTTGGATGGTTTCATAGTCAGGTGGTGGTGGTTTAAATTCTCCCTCTGTGGGTGAGAATTCAATATTCTGATCTTTTTTCCCGGCACCCATAATTATACCCTCAAGATAAATTCAAAATCGTCATCGTATATTATTTTTTGTCCATCATTATGATTAACTTTAATCATTATTTTATACGCACGATTCGGTTCAAAACCATTTAAGTCTTGTGTAAAATATGGAGACACCGTATCACAACTCATTGTAGTATAGGCACTAAATGGAACAAGCGATTCATTAGTTGCCAAGTCAATAATTGAATAAGATGCAGAACCTTCAGCAAAATAACTTCCACTTACGGTTTGTACGGATGTACTGAAACTCTTATCAATATATCTTTTTCTTGCACCAAACCTAAACTTTACCTTTTCTGTTTCTTTATATGCTTCCCGTAAGTGTATTGGGTATAGGTAGTTCTCACTATTGCCCGAAAGGTCTAAGGAAGTCAAGCTACCTGTGTTAGAACCAGTTGCTGGTAAATGGTCATCCCACTTTAATTCTATCTTAGGTGAGTATATTGTATTGGTTTGTCTTGAAAAGAATTTTAAATCTTCATAACTACCACTTGATGTTTCACTACTGCCGGATATTCTTAATAGTAATCCATAATTATTATTCACACCACTAAACCATTTCTTTGCAATAGAAGTTATATCCATATTTAAATCAGGTGATTCGGATGAAGAGGATTGTGTTACCTCGTCAGCCTGTATATAACTACCCTCACCAAAAGAACTTCCTATGAAAATATTAGTGAAAGTTGAAACAACACTAGCAGATATACTTGATGAATAATCATTCCATTGAGTTTGAACACCATTTTTATTCTTTCTATAATCCCAACTCACACCATCAGTTGTTTTTGGTGTATCACCTTCTTTACCAACACCTTCATCCCACGATTGACTTACTGGATAAGCAGCAATAGTATAGGTTTCACTCAACCCACTTGTTCCCTTGGTTTCCCAAAGTCTTAAATTAGTTTTGTAATCAGCAGTGGTAGATAAAACCGATGAACTAATATAATTTTCTATTTCATCCGCATCAAACTGAACCAATACTCTTGTATTATAACTGAAGTCTTTATTAAAAAATACTTTCTTTAATTCAAGTATCTCATCTTGTCCTGTATTCTTATCCGCGTAATCTTCACCAGTAATTGAATCAGAACCGCTATTAATAAAAGCATCTTTAGTTGTAAAAAAATATCTATGCATTATATTACCTTCCCATATATATCTCTATTAGGATTTCTTAATTCAAATACAGATGGGGTTACTGATGGTCGGTATATCCCATCAACAAGTGAGTTATCAAACTCATATTGAAATCCATAACCACTTTCGCCTCCACTTGCGGTATCACCATCTGCTTGATAGTAAGCCATATTTCTACCTATCCCAAAATCATTTCCGTTTTGAAAAAGTTTTAATTCTTTAATTCCCATCACACCCTCTAATCCTAATATATTATATTGTAAATCATTCATATTAATTGATTGTCTGAATTGCATTCTTTCTACTTTAAAGAAATTCTTTATGGTATTGATGACTTGTATTTTTACATCAGTTGGATTAACTCTTCTGTCTGAATTTACCTCAAACTTAACTCCAAAGTTAATATTATATCCAGAAAATAAAGTATCACTTAAAGTAAATCCAAAATCTAAATGGTCATTTATCATTCTGTATTGATTCAAATAAGTCATTATATTTCTTAATGCTAATTCAGGAGTTTGAACTAATTGTTTATTTTGATTATACGATAATGTACTTACAAATAATCCACCACTATCATCAACTCTTTCTACATAACATTTAGCAATATTACCAAACTTAGCCGGAAGATTTAATATTCTGGCTTGATAGTCTTGACGAGTAACACATCTATTCTGTGAAGCAAAAAACGATTTAGCATTGTGTCGAATTTCTTCAACGGTTTGACCATCAGTTCCACCAGTTGCGGCTTCATCATTCGTTACGGTTATTCCCGTAGTACCATCGGCTATAGTGGTTAATTCACCAACTTGGGCATTTGAGTCAGGTCCACCACCTACTCTATACTTGACAGTTAAAATTGTATTTGCTGGAGTCTCACCCATATTTAAATTATTCGTTCCAAAATCACTTATAGGAGCATTGATTGAAGTGAATGATTGCCCGTTTAATGTCAATCCAGCTTGTTCCATTGTGGTAAATATACTTGAATTAGAAGAACCCGTTACGTTGTATTTGTATAATCCATTACCAAACATTAATTTAGTCGAATTAGTATCCACGTCAAAATTAGTCACAAACTTTTTATTTGTATTGATATAATCCAACGTATAGGGAATTGATATTAATGAAGTAGCCGTTATATCCCCTTGATCATAGCCGGTAGCTCTGTCATCATCATCCGTATAATATGTTTCCTTTAAGATTCTTTCTTGTGAAAGGTAATCAACCTCATACCATTTTTCTCCTGATGAATCTGTACAATTTAATATTTCAATCACATTATCTTCATTTAAATTTAATTCTAAAAATTTAGTAGGACTTGTAATGGTAAATGATTTTGTTTTAGTTTGAGCAGATATTGCTTGCACGTATCTGGTTAAAGTATAACCAGATGCTAAGCTGTCTGTACCTATAATTGGAGCACTTATTGCTGGCGTATCAGGCGAACCTGATATACTAAAGTCGATTTCACCCACAGTTTCAAATAGTAATTCACTATCTATGTTGGATTGAATTTGTAATCCGTTTGTAATTTGATCTGGAACATCGCTATAATCAGGAGTGCCATCTGAATTAGCATCTATCTCAGCAGTAACTTTTAACTTAACGATAGATGGAGTTTTATTTGGAGTCTTGTATCCAAGAAATTCAGCCAATCTCCTTACGTTTCTTTTTTCAGTTGCCGTTGATAATATATTTTCTTTATAATTGTAATCAACGTAATAACTTAATACATCACCTACGTAACTACTTAATTCAATTAACATCATACCAGGAGATGTTTCATTAAAGTCTTTATAAGTATCGGGAAAGTAAGACTTCGTGTATTCGATTAAATCAGCTTTAATCGTAGAAAAATCTTTACTCGTGTAATTGATATTCGTTGGTTTAAATTTTTGTTTATCTGAATATGCCATATTTCTTATCCTCCAATACCACCGAGTGCCACATTAACAGTTTCTAATGAAGCTGATGCTCTTTTGATACTGAATGTTATGTTTACATTTACTTGATTGTTATCAGTATTGATTTGTATATCTTTTAAATCTACAAAAGGCAACCACCTTTGAAATGTATCAACAATGTTATTTTCAATTTCTATAGTGGTATCTTCTGTTATTTGCTCAAATAATAATCGTTTTAAATTCATCCCCAACGTTGGTTGGAAAACTCTTTCACCTTGTTCGGTTTGTAATAAAAGTTTAATATTATTTTTAATCGAATCCACGGTAGTCTTGGTTGTAGCAAAATACCCATCTTGATTTGGCACACGTGCGAATGGAAAATCAATTCCAACACTAACTCGTGTATCTTGGTCTTCAATGAATTGATTTTTTCTTTTATCAAGTATTGGCATTTTATACCTCTACGGCTCTTTTTAATTGAACTTTACTTTGCATAGATTCTACCTTACCACCACCCAGTGGATTATCAACACCTTGACCTTGATCATCAAGCTTAACGGTAATCATAGGTATAATTGAAGGTGCACCTGGAACTGCAGGTGATGTCATAACAGCCGCCTGAGAAGCATTTAGTTTAGTTACTGTAAATGTTTGAGCCATAACCCATTTTACTATCGCATCAGTTAAACCTTGTGCCAAAACATCAACCTTATCAACAGCGACATCAGAAAAGGTAAAGTTTTCACCAGGATTATCTGGTTGAATATTGCCCACTAAAGCTTCAAATATTTCGTCTTTAAGCCCCATTTTTAAAGTTATCCTTTTCTTCTACTGATTTTAACATCGCGGAATAGTCCTTAGTTAATGCTTCTGCTAAATGATTAGGTAATGCTTCTGTATTGTCCTGTACGGATTGAACTTCTTGTCCACTTCCTTGAACAGTTTTCCAATCATCAGATTGAGCAGTTTCTTCAAGTAAAGAATTCAAAACACTATTTTTTGTTTTGGGAACAGGAACACTTCGTTTGGTTATGGGAACGTTGGAATTGGAACTGACCGAATCATTCATCATGTTTTTTAAACTTGTATCTTGTGCCGTGTGAGTTCTAGCTTTACTTAGATCATTAGTATTACTCTTAACTACTACTTCTTTTAACTCTTTACTAAGCCGACTAAATTTATAATCTAACTCTTCTCTTATTACTTCTCTGATCATTTTCTTAAATATAGATAACTTCATTTTTACTCCTGTGTTGGTTCTGGTCTAACATTCTGCTCTACATAATGGTACTGACTTAAAAATTTTGTATTGGCATTTTCATAAACTCCATTATCATCTTGTCCTCTTGGTTCAGGTTCCTTCAAACTTAATGCATCAATTATCGCTTGTATCCTCAGGAACATTGGTGCTGAATTTTGATCCACTAATGGAATCGGAACTCCTTGTACTAATGCTCTTGACCCCTGCAATATGTTCATAATATCCAATAATAATATTCTCAGCTCATCTCCTAATACCATTGGTTGAGCTTTATTCTTTGCTTCCTTTCCTATATAAATATTCTCTGATTCAATAACTGAGAATCCTTTATTTGTTATTGTTAAATTCTTACCAGCTCCAAAGTTAATATTACGAAATGCTGAAACCGTAAAATCATTTTTTCTAGCATCAAATGTAATCCTATCAGAAAATAATATCATTTGATCTTTTTTATTTTCACTATCTATTGAACTATAATTATAATCAAATGAATCCTCTCTTCCCCGCTCAGCATCACCACCTTCAGGATTATTCCCATACCCCATTGGTTTTTTATTTTCATCATCTATATTTAAAACATCATATGATAATTTAAAACCATTGTTGTGTATCCAGTGGTCATCAAATGAACCCATTGAAGTCATTGATATTAATGAACCCATACTTAATGATTCCCAATTAGAAAATCTTCCATTATGTATATTTAAAATTGGCATTGAGTGTCTTGCACCGACTCGTATTGAATTGCCAAATCTACCATCCAGTACAATATCACTAAAACTACCCTCATGATAAGCAGTAGTACCTAAATCTCCAACTTGACTATTCTTAGGATAATCGGTTTCCGGTATATATGTTTTTTGTAATTTTGAAACAGGTATAATCTCTGGTGGAAAATTTATAGAATAACCATCAGCTAAATCTTTTCTCGAATCTAATAATGGATTTTTTATATTCGATGGATTTGGTGTTTTAGTAATGTCATTTGTAGTGTTTATAGGACCTAAATAATAACTCTCAGTTCCTATATTGCAAAATATAACTAAATCACCCCTTGCTATAGAATCACTAATTCCTCTTAACATTGGTTTGGCTATAGTTTCATCAAGTGTAGGTAAAATACCCCTTCTATTTCTTATCAGTATTACACCACTTGGATTAGTTGGTATTCTATTTTTTTGTTTACCAGTATATGCTTTAAGATCTTGACGATTCGTAAAGACACGTTCTACATTACCAAGATGAAATTCTAAATCAGGTAAAGTAACCGAATCTACAAAGTTACTACCAAAGTTTTTTATTCTACTTTTTAGTGGGTTTACTCGTGTCATAATTAATTACGAACTGTACTTTTCTTTTATTTTATTTATATCAATATCATCAGATTTTTTTTGTAATTCAGTAGCTGCATCTTCAAGTGAATTCATCAATTCTTCTTTTTCATCT